GAATAAAGAGCAGATCGAAATGCCCAACTTCAATTTGAAAGTTGAAAATATGAAATATAATATAGTTAAACCGGCGTCGTTAGAGGATTTTTATAATGACTAATTTTGATAAAGTAGAAGAGTTTATGGATGCGTTTGGTCAAAATGTTGAGACTGAACCACAGTGGTCTTCTGTTGCTGAACTACGCTATGCATTGATTGAAGAAGAAGTTATAGAGCTTCGTGAAGCATTAGACGATAGAAATATCGTTGAGGTTGCAGATGCTCTGACTGATATTTTATACGTTGTATATGGTGCTGGACATTCTTTTGGAATTGATCTTGACAAATGCCTCGAAGAAGTGCATAATAGTAATATGAGTAAATTAGGAATTGACGGAAAGCCTATCTATCGTGAGGACGGCAAAGTTCTCAAGGGACCGAATTATCGTAAACCAGAGTTGAAGAGAATGATATATAATGGGATTTAGTACAGCTAGAGGCAAGGTTGGGCACTCTTATCGATATGTTAACGAAGGCAATATCCAAACTTTATTTGGAAGAGATACTCGTAAAGCTCATTGTAGAAAATGTCATACAATAAAAGCTGAAGCTGACTTTTATCATGCGCATGAAAAACATGTTTGGAGACATTGTATTGAATGCGACGATAAGAGAAGACGGTTGCAGGCGAAAATCAAAGTGCGTCGGGATAAGGGGTTGTCGGTTGATGAAAAATTAGTCCCTACCGCTACAATTGAATTTTTTCTGGGAACAAGTGATGTATAAGTATAGTGAAGACAAGCTGCTGGCAGAAATCTTAGAGTATGTAGACTCTACCTACAGCCAGCATTATTCGCAGAACAAGTATCAAGCTACTGAGTTTATTTTAGATAGTGGTCATGGTGCTGGTTTTTGTATTGGTAATATTATGAAGTACGCTCAACGATATGGGCATAAAGGAAGTGTGGAAGATTGGCGAAATGACTTGACAAAGGTCATTCACTATGCTATCATAGCTCTACATGATCATGATAACAATCATCTAAACGTTTGGGAAGCGAAAGATGATACTAATGAAAGGAATGCCTATGCAACTAAAAATTCAAGTTGAGGAGTTACGAAAAGCAAAGGTGTTCGTCGCAACACCTATGTACGGCGGTCAATGCGCTGGCATGTACACTAAATCTACCAACGACCTTGGTATGGCGGCAGTCAAGTATGGTGTTGAACTGAAGTTTTATTATCTATTCAACGAATCTCTTGTTACTCGTGCTAGAAACTACTGTGTGGACGAGTTCATGCGTAGTGATTGCACTCATATGATGTTCATTGATAGCGATATTGGCTTTCAGCCGAACGATGTGTTTGCCTTGCTTGCGTTGCAAATGGCTGATCCAGATAATACAGATATCATCACAGGTCCATATCCTAAGAAATCTATCTCATGGGAAAAGATTGCTAAGGCAGTGAAGATGGGGCATGCTGATGAGAATCCGTTTAATCTTGAGAACTTTGTTGGCGACTACGTGTTCAATCCAGCAAAGGGAGTCACGGGGTTTCGTGTTGACCAACCAGTAGAAGTACTAGAAGCTGGTACTGGTTTCATGTGTATTCCTCGTAATACATTTGAGAAATATGAGGAGGCATATCCAGAATATCACTATCTACCAGACCATATTCGCACAGACGCTTTTGATGGCTCTCGTGAGATTATGGCTTACTTTGACTGTATCATTGACCCAGAGACGAAGCGTTATCTATCAGAAGACTATATGTTCTGTCAGAATGTTCGTAAAGCTGGTATGAAGGTATGGATGTGTCCTTGGATGGAACTCAAGCATGTTGGTTCATATATCTTCGGTGGCAGCCTTGGTGCAATGGCTGCTATTAGTGCGTCACCTACTGCAAGCGACGAATCGAACCAAAAATACTACAAAGAGGGTAAAAAAACTCATATAAATAAAGAGCGACAAAAGGCTAAAACTACTCGTGCTACTCGTAAGCGCAATCGTAAATAACGGAGATCTATATAATGCAGCTAAACGAATATACTATGGACATCTTGAAGAATTTCTCTTCTATTAATCCTTCTATCGTTATCAAACCTGGTAGCGCATTGAGAACAATTTCTCCTCAAAAGACTATTATGGCTATTGCTAACGGTAAAGATGATTTTTCATCTGAAGCAGGTATCTATGACCTATCTCGTTTTCTCGCAACAGTATCGTTGTTCGAAACACCTGAGATTGCTTTCAATGATAAATCAATCAATATCATGGAGAACAAGCAAAAAGTTGAATATACTCTTGCTGATGTTTCTATGATTTTACAGCCACCAGAAAAAGATATCTCTATGCCTGTTTGTGAGGTAAATGTGAAGATTTCTTGGAGTGATATGCAGTCTGTTCTCAAGGCTGCTTCTGTGCTTGGTTTACCAGAGATTGCCTTTTCAGGGGTCAATGGTGAAATCGTATTGGAGGCTGTAAACTCTAAAAATCCAACAACTGACCGTTATGGTGTCGTTGTTGGTTCGACACCAGATGCGTTTAATATGTATCTCAAAGTTGAAAATCTAAAACTAATGCCGAATGATTATATGGTTAATTTATCATCAAAGGGGCTATCGTGCTTCGTTTCGGACAATGTAAAATATTTTATTGCAATTGAATCTAACTCTACATTTGGAGAATAATATGACTGAAGAAACTACTCAAATCACCCTACAAGATATTGACGCTGTTGTTCGTGTGATTGACGCCGTTTGCGCTCGTGGTGCTATCCGTGGCCCAGAACTGACTTCTGTTGGCACCCTTCGTGAAAAATTTGCTGGAATCCTACAAGAAGAAGTGGATAGGCAGAAGGCGGCAGCAGAAGCAGATGCTGCATCTAGCGGGGCTGCTCCAGCAGAAGTCGCTGAAGTGCCTGTTGAAGCAGTAGATGATGCTGATCTCTCTACTCTGAGCTAAAACTTTAAGGGGATGGGTTGACGCTCATCCCCTTTTCTGCTATACTTGATTTTTATTATATGATGGAGTTTCGATATGAACGAAGAGTTTCTTTGGGTGCAGAAATATCGTCCTAAAACGATTGCTGATACGATTCTTTCAAGTGAATTAAAGAAAACTTTTCAGCAGTTTGTCAACCAAGAGAATATCCCTAATCTACTATTGACTGGTAGTGCTGGTATTGGTAAGACGACTGTTGCGAAAGCATTATGCGAACAACTTGGTGCTGACTATATTGTTATCAATGGCTCAATGAACGGTAACATTGATACGCTGCGAACTGAAATCATGCAATTTGCTTCAGCAGTATCCTTTACTGGAGGCCGTAAGTATGTCATCCTTGACGAGGCTGATTACCTCAACCCTCAATCAACTCAACCCGCTCTTCGTAACTTTATGGAAGAGTTTAGTAAAAACTGTGGGTTCATTCTTACTTGTAATTTCAAGAACCGTGTCATCGAACCACTACATTCTCGGTGCACAGTTATTGATTTTAAAACTAAAGGTGCGGAAAAAGCTAAACTTGCATCACAATTCTACAAACGACTCTGTGGCATTCTCAAGAATGAAAATGTTGAATTTGAGAGTAAAGTCGTTGCTGAATTGGTTAACATACACTTTCCTGACTGGCGCAGGGTTATCAACGAATGCCAACGTTACGCTTCTACTGGTCGTATTGATTCTGGCATTCTAGCAAATCTAAGTCAAGAATCGTTTAAACAACTACTAACTTACATGAAAGCGAAAGACTATCAATCTGTTCGTAAGTGGGTTGGCGAGAACAGTGATATAGATGCATCACAGTTTTTCCGTGCATTCTATGATGCTGCGTGGGAAGAAGTGTCTGATAACTCTGTTCCTGGTGTTGTGATTACTCTTGGCGAGTATCAGTACAAACACTCGTTTGTTGCTGATCCTGAAATCAACATCATGGCGTTTCTCACTGCTATCATGTTTGAGGTCTCTTGGAAATGAGCAATCCCTTTGATTATGTCAAAGCAGTATCAGATACCAAGAAAGACCTCATGCGAGGCACTGAGAACGATACTCTTGCTGAGAAAAACTACAACGCCTTTCTCTCTAATAGAGCGCTCTCATATCATCCAGATGCAATACTACACGCAAATGAGATGAACACGCTACATCACCTCGACAATATATTGCAGTTTGACTACTACAATAACGTTCTTCGCCGCCGAAAACGTTTTGCTAAGTGGTCAAAGCCTGAAGATGATGAAAATATAAATATAATACACAGTTATTATGGCTGCAATAAAAAAGTTGCCCTACAGTATCTAAAGATTCTTTCATTGGAACAGATAGGTCATATCAAACAAAAACAAGAAAAAGGTGGCGTGAAATGAGTGTTGAAACATTAGTGGAGGTGGAACTAGGTAACGAAGAAGCATTTCTCAAAGTAAAGGAAACTCTGACTCGTATCGGTGTTGCATCCAGAAAAGACAAAAAACTATATCAGTCTTGTCATATACTACATAAGAAAGGCAAGTATTATATCGTTCACTTCAAGGAACTGTTTACCCTAGACGGTAAGAGTTCTTCGTTTTCAGAAGAAGACAAGGGGCGTCGTAATACGATTGCTAACCTACTCGACGAGTGGGATCTAGTGAAGATTGTAGAACCAGAGAAAACGCAAGATGTTATTGCACCACTAGCACAAATTAAGATTTTACCATACAAAGAGAAAGTCGAATGGGAGCTAGTAGCAAAATATAATATTGGTGGCAAACGATAAAAAGGGTTGACACTGCCCGTCGACCAGTCTATAATATGATTAAGAAATTGATAGAGAATATAAAATTGAATCCGGATATCGAAGATAAAACTAGAACTAGTAGTATTGAATTAAAAACTCATGAGATAGCTACAAAAACTGTCACGCCAACTAGTGGTTTGAGTTGGTATTTAAAATGGTTTTCTAGTGTTATGATTATAATTGGTATACTTTTAACAACTAATAATTTGTATCCTTGGAATATGTTGTTTCATGGAGTCGGGCTTCTTGGTTGGTTGATTGTTGCAATTCTTTGGAATGATCGTGCATTGTTAGTTGTTAATTCTGTTGGACTTGCATTACTTGCAAACGGTTTGTTAAATTCTTACATAAGCGGTGGTTTTAAATAATGGCTAAGAAGATTCGTAAAAAACGTAAACCTATGACGGAAGACCAACGCCAAGCAGCTATCGAACGTCTCAAGAAAGCCCGGGCAACTCGTGCTGAAAGAAATCCTAATTATGGAAAATCTGGTATTCACTCTTCTCTGCATAATCTAGATGAAGATGATGACCTCCATCCAGATAAGATTAAGGAATGGATTAAAATACAAAAAGAGATAGTGTCGTCAGAAAAAAAGAATGAAAGAAATAATGTAAAAGGCGCTATAGCTCGCAGAATTAGTCACGAAAATTATATCAAAGTTATGCAAACATATTTGAGAGACGGTGTATGGATTGGGCTATTTTATGGAGAAAAGCAAGAGAATAAACTGCAACCCACATGCTCAAAGTTAGCATATTATCACGATGGGCCGTATAAAGGTATGGTTAAAAGAAGTGCTGGAGTGTGGTATTCGGATATTAACTACTCTTAAACAACGATAAAAAAGATTGACATGCTATAATTAATATGATATAAATATAAGCATGAGATGCCAAACGGGTCTCATGCTTTTTTTATTAAACACACTTAACTTGCTTATAAGGAGTAAAGTAATGACTATTAACACACATACTACTAAGGTGGTACACTCCATCTTTAACGATCCAATCTATCAGCCATATTTCATCGGCTATCAAGATATGATTAAGAGGATCAAAACCACCACAGAACAGTTCAATCAACAATCTTATCCTCCCTTTAACGTTAAAAAGATTGGCTACAATAAGTTCGTTATCGAAATTGCCGTAGCAGGCTTCGACAAAGCGGATATTGACATTGAACACAAAGATTCCACACTCACTATCAAATCTGACGTAAAGACGAAAGAAGAGCCTAGTGGCGAAGAATGGATTCATCGTGGGATTGGTCTACGAAAGTTCACCCGTCAATTCACACTTGCTGATACCGTTGAAGTAACGAGTGCTGAGATGGTAAACGGGATGCTGAAAGTCTGGTTGGAAGATATTGTCCCAGACGAGCAAAAGCCTCGTAAAGTGAATATCGTATAGCAATTTGCTATTAGCACTGGGAGGAGACGAATCTCCTCCCATTTTGTTATGGAGAATATTATGGATCAACTGACTCTTTGGATGGCAATTGGCTTTCTTTTTTCTGCTTATTCAGTTATTGCTAACGATTCTGTTCAGACACTCGGAACATGGATTGCTTCCAACAATGAAAGATTTGATTGGAAGGTTCTATGGGTCGCAGCATCAGTCGTACTGTTAGCAACTCTCTGGTATGGTTGGTACATCAATAGCGGAGACATTTCTTACGAGCGTCTCACAAAGATTCCCTTTCAAGAAGTTAAGTGGTATCACGCAGTAGCACCCGCTATTCTGCTTTGTCTCACTCGTGCTGGAGTTCCCGTATCAACATCATTCCTCGTACTCTCTGCATTCGCATCTACTTTTGTTTTAGAAAAGATGTTGATGAAGTCGATTATGGGATATGCAGTGGCAGCAGTAGCAGCATATTTGTTGTGGCATCTGATTAGTCGAGCGATTGATGAAAGAAAGCCGATTGGCAATCACTGGTCTCGTCCATACTGGCGAGTTGTTCAGTGGTGTACTACCGGTCTTCTGTGGTGGACTTGGTTGTCTCACGATATGGCTAACATCGCTGTATTCTTGCCTCGTGAAGTGCCTATTGATATGATGCTCGCTATCAGCGCTATCTTTGTTGGTGGTCTTGGCTGGATGTTTCGAGAGCGTGGTGGTAAGATTCAACAAATTGTTATTGAAAAATCTTCGACGAAGTATATTCGAAGTGCTTGTCTGATTGACCTAGTATACTTCGTTATTCTATACTTCTTCAAAGAACTCAATAACATTCCAATGTCTACTACTTGGGTCTTTGTTGGTCTATTATCTGGTCGTGAACTTGCTATCGCAACTGTTCATAATACGAAGATGAAGCAAGTGTTTCCACTTGTTACAAGAGACTTCATGAAGATGATGATTGGGCTTGGCGTTAGCGTTGGCATCGTTCTGTTGATTCATTACGTCATTATTCCTAACGGATACTAAATAGATAACAACTCAAACAACAAATAATAAGGATACAAAATATGGCAGACGCAGACACAGATTTTGAAGGTTGGACAGACGCAGAAAAGACCGCAAAGATTGCACATACGTACAGCGCTTGTATGCATTCTGTTGATCTAATCAATGCGGTCATTGCTACACCTGCTGATTACACAGATGATGCAACCATTCTTTCACGCAATATTGAGCATTGTAATATCATTCTAGGAAAGACAGGTTACTGGACAACTGAAGATTTGACTCCACTACAAAATGCAGCAGCAGTTGACACATCTGCGTTCGATGCCCTTGTAGCAGGGTAAGTAGATGGTAGAAGATTATTCATTTGACTTCGGATTTACGGCCGTTGATGAAGATGAGCTTGAAGTCGTACAAAAGTTAGCAGAAGAAAAAAGTTCTGCTTCCTTTGAGGTTTTAGGTATACAAGAGCGTCTAGATGCGCTATACTCATCTGTATTACCACTACTTAATAATCTAGCAGCAAATCCAGAAAAGAGTTATATCTTCTGGCCTAATCGTCTAGATAAGATTGAAGAATTCCGAGATAAATTGACAGAAATCTACAAAGGATAAATTATGAGCCTACTTGATAAATTGACTAAGAATAGTACAGTTAAGCTTACTGCTACGCTTGCCAACTCTAAAGTATATGGTAAGAAAGAAATGGTGCCAACACAGGTACCTATGGTTAACGTCGCACTATCTGGTCGGATTGATGGCGGATTGATGCCTGGGCTTACGGTGCTTGCAGGACCATCTAAGCACTTCAAAACTGCATTCTCACTACTAATGGCGAGTGCATATCTAAAGAAATATGATGATGCTGTTGTGTTGTTCTATGACTCTGAGTTCGGCACACCACAGAACTACTTCGAATCTTTTGATATTGATATGAATCGTGTTGTTCATACTCCTATTATGGATGTTGAGCAACTAAAGTTTGATATTATGAAGCAACTTGACGGGATTGATAGAGGTGATCGTGTGTGTATCGTCATCGATTCTGTGGGCAATCTAGCATCTAAGAAAGAAGTTGATGACGCTATGGATGGCAAGTCTGTTGCAGATATGTCTCGTGCAAAGCAGATGAAGTCTTTGTTTCGTATGGTAACACCACATCTTACGCTCAAAGATATTCCATTGATTGCTGTTAATCATACTTACAAAACGCAAGAAATGTATTCTAAAGATGTTGTATCTGGTGGTACAGGCATCTATTACTCGGCAGATTCTATTTGGATTATTGGTCGCCAACAAGAGAAAGATGGCACTGATATTGCTG